CATTCCTTTCTCCCACCGTCGAACACATCCACTGTTCCGACCGCCCAAGGAGCGCCAAGAGGTCCGCAGACGTTGACCTTACCTAGTGGACAGACTTCCTACACGCCAGACAACCTTTTTAACCGCTTCCCCATAGTTGGCGGCCCCGAAGGGTAGTGGGATTGTTAAGCCCCTAATGTCTAGTCGTGCGGTGAGCACCACTAACTCCTTTAAGCGACCGGACCGGTGCTGGTCGGGTACACCCCCGTGATGAACTGCTCGTAGGCAAAGCCACCGAAGCGACTCTCCCACGGCGTGAAGTCCACCCATTCGCACGCGTCCTCTCTTTCCTCCTGCCTTGGAACCCACACCCGCTCAGCGGTGTCCAACGCGCCCAAACCGACTCGACGTTCAGTCGAGGGCACTCCCTCGCTCAACCAGGATCGAACCACGCAGCCTCCCTTAGTGGAAGGCTGGCGGATGCCCCGGAAAAGCGGGCGGCGGGTCACCTCACGGCGACTCGCTACCCATTTCCTAAAGGCACCCTCGTGGCCAGACGTCTGGCAAGCGCGGAAGTAGTCCTTCTTTTGAACTCCCGTCGTCGGGGAACCGTGAGACCAAGCAGAGTCACAGAGTTCGCGAATAAACGCGGACCGCAACTCGCCCAACCTACGCTTCTCCGAACGCGAAAATTTCTTCCTCCGGCAGGTGGACTCATGACCGTCGGGCACAAACTCGACGGGACCTTTCCTTCCAGGGAAGAGGACTTTCCTCTCCCAACCATCAGGCACGCCCGCCCATTGCAACCGGGAAGGGTCCGCAGGTAACGGACTCTCCCGGGGCAATTCGGCGTACCAGCACTCTCGCCTCCAAAGTCCAGACCTCTGCATGGACTCCACGCTCATTCGCATCCCCAACCCACGGATAAGGGACCTCCCCGTGCTCCGAAGGTGATATGCTCTCTTCCGCAGGAACATCGTCTCAGCGCGCACGCGCGCCTCACCGACGAAACCCAAGCAGAATCGATGCAAAGCACCGGCGAAGCCCGAGAAGGACTCAACAGGACGGGAAAGTCCTGCTGGCCGTAAAACCGGGATTAAAGACGGGCGAGGCCCCTTCCGCGAGCGGAAGAACGATGAATTGACCGAAAAGAACCGGCCACTAATCATCGTCTTCCCCGCGGATAGGCGGAGCCCTACCCTGGCAACAAACGCGGCCCACTCTTGGTACTTCTTCAGAGTGCAGCGGAACACTATGTCGTCACCGTTGATCTTAACGGGGATTTCCTCCCCAAAGACCCAACGGAACGCGCAGTAATTCTGCACACAAAGAAGAGGGAACGAGAGCAGGTTGCCCATCAGCTGCCCGACTACCTGTTCGAACGGCTCGGCGCAATCCTCGTAATGGATCCTAGCACGAAGGGAACGCATTGCTGCGTCACCTAAACGTGTTGGGATCCAACGGGAATTCGCCAAAGCGACCGAAAGAACAGCCTCTGCGACTTCGGTCGGGAGGAAGTCCGTAGCTGACTCATAATCGCCAGATACGAAAATCTCACCCTCGCGGGGCGTGAAG